GTGCCTGTTACTGAAGCTGGGTATCCTGCTAATCCTGAAAGTTTAGATGCCAGCACTGTGGGAGAAGATGCCAGCGAAAGTGGTAGCGATACCACAACCGGTATAACAAACACTCCTAAGAAAATAGAAGGTTATCTGACTGGCGATGGTGCACTACCTAATGGGCACACAGTACAAGCAGGTATTAGTTTCCCAGGTACTCCAACTGTTGGCGATTTCTATTTACGTTTAGATTATATTCCTAATAGATTATTCCGCTATGACGGACGTCGTTGGGTTAAAATTGAGGACTCTGTGCGTACTAACCTAACTCCAGGACCAACCAACACTACTCAACGTAGTTCATTTGTTAATAACAGTGGTGTAAGATACACAGGAGCACTGGCTTGGGACGCAATTCGAATTTCCAGCAGTTATACTCCAGTGGCAAATGCACATACATCGTCATTTACATTAAGTACAAAAACTGTGGTTACTAAAACTGTATACGATGCGTCATATCGAATAAAAACCAAACTTAATGGTACTATTATAAACAACACTAGAGCCAATACCAGTGGCAATTTATCATTTACTGTCAGCAATACATTATCCAACAATGATGTATTAGAATATACAATTTATGAACAAGCACTCACTGAAAGACAAAGTTTAAGTGATGCATTAAGACCTTCGGCGGATAATTAACATGCAGAGTTTTTTCTATGATGGACAGATAAGAAGATTTATCCAACAGTTTATTCGTATACTCAGTGGATTTCAAGTTGAATTTGGTAAAGACCGTCAAGGGTCAGTAACTTATCAACGTGTGCCTGTTTTTTACGGAGATAGTAGTAGACAGGTCATGGCCATACTACAAGGCAACACAGAAAATACCATGCCGTCTGTGCCTGCTATGGCGGTATACATTAATGGATTAACCTACGACAGAGATCGTGTGCAAGAACCTAACTTTATTGGCAAGATGCACATACGTCAACGTGCATTTAATGAAGAAACCGGCGAATATGAAGCTACGCAAGGTAATGCTTTTACCATAGAAAGACTGATGCCTGTGCCTTATACCTTAGAACTTAAAGTTGATATATGGACATCAAACACCGAGCAAAAACTGCAACTTCTAGAACAATTAATTATATTGTTTAATCCAGCATTAGAAATTCAAAGTACAGATAACTATATTGATTGGACTAGTCTTAGCAGTATATTTTTAGATTCTCCTACCTGGACATCAAGAAGTGTGCCTGTTGGTACAGATAGCCCCATTGACGTAGCTACATTGGCTTTCAAGTTACCAATTTGGATTTCGGCTCCAGCTAAAGTTAAACAACTAGGTGTTATACAAAAAATTATTGCCAGCATACATGACGGCAACGGTGATTTAGATAATGCTGTTTATGACGGTACTAACCTACTAGGCAATAAACAATATTTTACACCCATGGATTATGGTGTACTATTAATTGGTAACAGTTTACGTTTATTAAAAGTTCAAGATGTTGAAGACCCTAGAGAGCCCACATTAGAAACACCAACTAAAGTTGGCACTGCTGATAGTTGGCCTGCTTTAATAAATGTCTATGGTGTACTGCAAAACGGCATCAGTCAGATTCGTTTATTAAACAGTGACGGCTATACTGAAACAGTTGGTACTGTAAGTTATCATCCCACTGATGATACTCTATTAATTTTTAATGCTGATATTGACACGTATCCATCAAATACATTAGATCCTATAGGCGCTATCATTGACCCTAAAAAAGACACTGCTGTGTCACTTGCACAATCTGCTACCAATGGCACAAGATATTTAATTTTACATGATATTGGTAGTTGGGATAGTCCTGCAGGTGATGGACCTGCGGCCTGGAGAGGGTCCGACGGATCAGATTTAGTAGCTCATGCCAATGACATTATTGAATATAATGGCACTCATTGGATCGTAGCATTTGACAGTGCAAATGCAACTAATGTACAATATGTAAGTAATCTTAATACTGGAACTCAATATAAATGGAATCTCAATCAGTGGGTGAAAAGCTGGGAAGGCGAATACAAAAACGGAGAATGGACTCTCGTTCTTTAGAAGGTGTTGGTGCTTTCATCTATAGTGTGTCTACACATAGATATCTTTTTTTACTAAGAAATTCTAGCAAGTATGCTGGTACTTGGGGACTAGCAGGCGGCATGATTGAATCTGGTGAGCTACTGTTAGATAGTCTTTGTAGAGAAATACAAGAAGAATTATCTATTAATCTTGACAGCGTTAAAGTAATACCTATAGAAAAATTTACCACAGAAAACAACAACTTTTCCTATCACACTTTTCTTATTCCTGTAGCAGAGGAATTTATTCCTGTATTAAACGAAGAACATCGCGGATATTGCTGGGTAGCATTAGAAGATTATCCAAGACCTTTACATCCTGGAGTCTGGCGTACAGTTAATTTTGATGAAATTATGGCTAAGATTCGAGTACTAGAGCAGATATTATAAATCTGCTTCTATAATAAATTCACGGTGATTTAACTGTCTAAGATTTGTAATACCGTTCCAAGCAGTTGGAATTGAATAACCTTTGTATTTGTGTACTAATACAAAATCCACATCATTATATACCTGCATCAATTGTTTCATATTAGCGTGCCATTTGTTAGGGTTTACTTGAGTAGTTTTGCTATCATAGGCGTTAGTATCAGCATAAACATTGTTGTTGTAATTTGCTGGTTCTTGACCATCGAAGCCTAGTAGAAAAATCTTTTTATGACCATCAAAACAAGCAATATAGGCTGCAGTTGTTCCGGCATCAGCATAGGGATCATGTGGAACAAGATAAAATTTATTAGGATGTGCTAGCATGTTTAATGAACTAGTATATACAATATTATCTGTTGGATAACTTGTACTTGCTATTTCGTTTACTATGTCATTACCACTTGCAACTAAAAAATTAGGAGTAAAATCTCTATACAAAGCATTACAGCCATAAGTTTGTAGGGCTTTTGATCCAAGAAGACCGCCTCTATGATTTTTAATTGGTCTTAGATCCATGTCTAATCTACTAGTGCCGTTGCCTAATACCACTGCTTGGTTTGATATCTGACTGTTGATAACTGCATTTGGCACTGTTTCAGTTATCTGACTCCAGCTGCCTTTATCTAACGTTCTTTCAACAATAATATCTTCGCCTGTATAGGTTGTTCTATAGCGTTTAGTTAGTTTTAACATGAATATCCTTAAACAATATAGGTTGTCATTACTTTAACATTACTATTGGACAAACTAGTACTTGTGTAATATAATCGACAGTTTCCACTTACTACGTTAGCACTTAGTGTACCCATAGATGCACCGTGACTGTTAACAATACCATATGTTACTACACTAGCATTACCGTCTTCCGCTACTACCAATGCTTCCATGCTTTCAAGTTTATTAGCACCGTTCTTGGTTTGAATAATATACTTGGCAGTAGAATAGCTTGATGTAGAGAATTCATCAATTACTACTGCTGCAGCTGATGATGCAATATTTGTTACTGTTTGGTCATAGCTGGTCTTAGTACCATTTAACAGATTGTACATACCAGCTGGGCCGTATGTAGCTCTCAGAGTCTTATTACCACTGGTAGTGCCACTGAAGAATCTAACACCATCAGTATTATTTGGAGAAACAGTGTTGTATCCATTTGGACTTTGTAGCTCACCAACTGCTGATGTTACTGTCAATACTCTAACATCAACAACGTCGCCTGTAGCTGGAGCTTCTGTAAATGTTAGTAAATTGCCTGCAATACTATATGCTGTGCTTGGTATCTGCAGAATACCGTTGATACTTACCACACAACCATTGGTTGTAGTAGCATTACCTAAAGTAAATGCTAAGGTTGAATTATCACCGTTAAATTGTTCGCTAGTAATAATAGTAAAGTTTGTATCATTACTTGCAATTTTCCATTCTGCACCTGTGTAGTATTCTAGGTTAGTAGTTGAACTGTTATAACGCATCATACCTACTACGTCAACATTACCAGTATTACTTGGTCTGTCAGATGTACCACCAACTGGAACTATCATTGATGATGTGCTGTTAACTTTTAGTGTTGCACCAGGTTGAATTGTTACGTTACTACCACCAATAACCACATGGTCATATATGCTGTCTGCATAAATCAATGATGTAGCAATATTACCATATACTCTAAATGGTTGGCGTGATTGGTGATCGTTAATTACTGCACCATCACCAATATTTAAATTAGCAACAATACCAACACCACCTTCTACTACCAATGCACCTGTATGGTGATCCGTAGAAATAGTGTCTTTCATAATCATCACACCATTTGGTGTTAATTCCTGCACCATACTTGATGCATTGGCCATTGTACCAATATGGAAGTGAATATATTGTTCTGGACTTAGGCAACCTAGCATTAGGTTACCACCAGCAACGTGTATGAATGCATCATTTGGTGCAAGCATGTCGTCATCTCTGGCGCTGTTGTTAAGGCCTATGTCTAAGAAATGATTGTCTTCGCTGCCGTTGTCAGCTACAAATGCCACACCAATACTTGCATTAGAGCCGCTGTTGATGTTTTGAACAACTATACGACTGTTAGCATTATGATCTACTAAAAAGTGCGCTGGTGAATAAGCTACTAGATTGCCTCTAATTGTTGAAGCTATTAGTTCTTCACCAATTACAAACTGATGACCTGATTTTGTAAATACGTTACCATCAATGCCTACTCCACCGCTGACAACTAATGCACCCGTATTGTATGATGTAGTGGGTTGTGTGCTGGTAAATCTAACGTTACCACCAACATATAAGTTACCATTGATACCTGCACCACCATCAACTTGTAGTGCACCGCTGTTAACGTTGCCTGATTGAGTTGTGCTTACTAGAGCGATATTACCTGTTTTAAATGTACCGTACTCGCCAGTAATAGTAACGTTTGCTGTTTCATTTACACCGCTAGCATACCATTCTAGGTGTCCTGTGGTGTTGTCCCACCCTAAGAAAGCATTGTCATTTGAAGCTTTATAATAGTGGAATCGTATACCAATATCTCTTCCATCATCAACAGTTAGGTTACCGCCACCGGGTAGCGTATGTAGTTCAATAATACTGTCAGTGAAGCTGACGTTGTTGGTCTCGACTACTGTTGTATTACCTTCAATAATTAAGTTACCCAATACATGTAGGTCTTTGCCAATATGTACGTTAGCGCCTACGCTTAATCCACCAGTAATTTGTACTGCACCGCTGGCAGCACCTGTTGAATCTGTTGTATCTCTGAAATAAGCAACAGCACCTGCAGCTACTGTTAGATCATCACCTACGTATAGAGTAGAATTTACACCAACGTTTGAATTAAGCCTATCAACATATAATTTTGCAGAACTGCCAGTGCCGTAGAATGCTGTGCTGTTGGCTGTAGCTGAAAGTATTTGTGTACCATCGATATTAGCTGTGATAACTCCGGTTGCGATACCATCATCTATAATAGTTACATCGGTGTCATCTGATTGAATATTAGTTACGCCACTGCTAATTTGGCTATTTAAGTAACTTAGGCTAACTGCATCACTGTTATTAACTGGATCAGCAATATTACCTAAAAGAGTACCGTAAAAGTCTACTAGGCCACCAGGGCTTTCAATAGTAATATTACCACTGCCACCACTTGCGGAAAGAGTAATAGTGTTGTTATTATCATTGAATTCAAAATTGTTTACAGTTAAAACATTAGCTGTATAGGTAAATGCCGAGCTGTCTACTATGTTGTTACCAGAATCAACAAATAGTACACGTGTGTCTGATAGAGTATTAACTGCAATATTACCAACCTTAACACTGGCATAACCACTGTTGTTGATAGTACCGTATGTAGTACCACTTTCTGAAGTGAAAGTAGCTTCAAATCTGTCATTGGATTCGTTCCAAATCCAAGCTACGTCAGTTAGGCTACCACGATTAATGATTAAACCAATGTCGTAGGTATTTGTACCTGCAAACGCATTGTTTAATACGATCAATGGGTCATTAACGTAGGTATTGGTAGATGCAACTGTTAGGTATGTACTAGAACCTTGTACAGTCAAGTTACCAGTAATGGTAACGTCTGACGTCATTGTTAGGTTAGCATTAAATAAGCTACCTACAATAGATCCTGCTACTATCTTGGTATTAGCAAGGATGGTAGAATCAGTGATCTGATTATTCTTAATTCTGGTTAAAACTGACATGGGTTTAGCTCCGCAATAATAATTTTACACTATTTTTACAGCCTGCGGTTCCATATCCCCTAGGGCGTTTGATGTGTTTGTTAGTAGTATTTAGTCGGGAGTGGTAAAAAAGTATCAGCGAGATGTGGGTATAAACGATATTAATACATTAAAATTATACCTCTCACGGCCGCTCGGAGTGGTCCAAGTTACTGTTGCTGAGCTAATTTTAGATGCTGAGGCTATCTAACTATATAAGTTGCGCCGATTAACGGGGTGTCACCAGGAGTCCCAATAGCCAGAGTAGACCCATCTGATGACACGCTCCACGA